CGACCGGCGGACGGATTGGCTGCGTTTTCGGCGGCAGTCGCGCCAGGAAGTGCACCGGGCATGATTACTCCTTACGGGTTGGGTCTTGCGAAGTACCGCGCAGGCTGGGCGGAACTTGCCCGGCTTCGCTGGCACCCTCGGGTATTACGGCGGAGACCGGAGCAGGCTCTTCGACCACCTGCTCTTCCTGGTACTCCTCGTCTTCCAGCTTGGGCTTCTTGGTCGCCATGTTGGCTCCTTTCAGGTTTGGAAAAGGGGCGGGGATTGCTCCCCGCCCAAGCCCCACGCGATTGGAGTTACGGCGTGATCAGTCGGCCCTGGAACTGCGAGCCCGACGTGGTCAGATTGCCCGCCCAGCCGATGATCTGGACCTCCGCGTCCTGGTTGATCGCGTACCGCTTGTTCGGCGACAGCGGAACCATGTTGCGGGAAGAGTGCGGGCGCCAGAAGATGTACTTGGTGTTCAGCATGAACATGGTCTTGGTCGGGCAGAACCCGCCGATACCGCCGTCCAGCACCACGTCGGCGTCCATGTACTGCACGGTCGGGAAGCCGAGCTTGGCCTTGTCCGGCGACGTGAAGCGCTGGATCGCCTGGAGGGAGGCCATGTACGCGCCCCACCAGATCGGGTCCATCACCAGCAGATCCGGCCGGTCGATGCCGCGGACGAGACGAGCCCACTGAGTGTTCAGGTAGCCCTGGACGTTCGCCGCCGTGACCGCCGCGCCCACCGTGACCACCTTGGACTGCCAGAAGGTCCACGTCGCGCGGTCGATTCCGCCGTAGGTCCCCGTGGTCGGCACGATGGGCACCGCCGCGTCGAGGCCGGTGACCTGCTTGCCGCCGTTCGCGCTGCCGTCGCTGTAGACGCCGCCCGCGAGCAGGTTGGCCATCGTGTTTTCGGCCACGCTCATACGGCCTTCGAGCAGGTCGATCATCTGCTCTTTGCCGGCGTTCTGGAGCTGCTCGAGACCGCTGATGGTCACCGGGCACGCGGCCTGCTTGATGTCGTACTGCGCCGCGCTGATCACGTCCTGCGCCGCGACCGGCAGCAGATCGTAGCCCGAGTACCAGCCCGCGTTGCCGTTCTCGGCGAACGACAGTTCTTGCAGGATGACGTTACCGCCGCTGATGGTCTTGATGTTGCCACGCGCTTCCAGCCACGTCAGAAGCCCGTTGTTCTTCGTGACGTTGTCCGCGATCTTCTTGCTGCGGCTCTGGATGGTGGTGGCGACGATGTCGCTTACGTTTGGGAATGCCACGTTAGTCTCCTTAGGTTGAGAGGGTTGGTCTTGCCCGCTGTCCTGCGGCCCTTACTCGCCTAGTGCGGCTAACCTGCTAGGTTCCCAACGATTCGATTGCACCGAGGATGTCGCCCCTGAGGCTTTCGTTCTCTCCGCCGGCCGGCTCCTTCGCGGGTGCGCCAGTGACGCTGACCGCCTTCTTCTTGGCCGAAGCCGCCGCAGCACTCGCCGCAGCAGCCTTTTCACGGAGTTGCCTATCAGCTACGACCTCGGCAATCTCACTGTGCATCATGGTAGCACGGTTATAAGCCGTTTGCAAGTCCATTGTTTTCCCTTGCTTTGCGGCGATTTCAAGGACATCAGCCATCGTATCCTTCACGTCCTCGAACCACTCGTTCTTTGGGTCCTGGGCGAAGGCTTCGATGTTGCTGGTCACCTCCTGCTGGAGGGCCTGCGTGTTCCCACGCTGGCCCGCCAGAATAGGAGCGAGGGCCTGCTGGACTTGCGCGTTGACGATAGCTGCAATGTCCTGGCCCCCGGCTCCACCGGAATTTGCCTTCGGGGGGTCGCCAGCCAGCGCCGAGTCCAGCATGGGCAGGTCCACGCCGAAGTTCTTGATGAACGCCGCGATGGTGTTCACCTTGGACTGAGGGGTACCGTGGTAGAGTACCGACGCCGTGGCAAACAGGTCATTCACCATCTTCAGCGGATTGCCGCCCTCGGTGGCAATGATGTTCTGGTACGGCGCGATAACTTGGTGGAAGTCGTCTCGGAACTTCTTGATGTTGCCAACCTCGTTGAAGCCGTTGGCCATGTCTTTTTCACGGCGCAGGACTTCTTGTTGAATCTCGGGCGGGAGACCAGCCCACTTTTCACGCGCGCTGGGCTTCCAACTACCGGGGGCGCGGGACTTGGGAAGCTGGGGCGGCTCCGCCGCAAGTTCTTTCTGAATCTGTGCATCGGGCTTAACGTCGCCAACCTCGCGCTTCTTGAACTTGCCGTCTGGACCCTTTTCGGCGCCCTTTTTCTCCGAAGGCCCCGGAGGAGTTTCGTCCTCCGGGGGCGTCTTCGCCGGCGGTGCGCCCTCGGGGGCCTTGGCCGGTCCTTCAGGGGGCAACTCTGCTCCCTTGTCTTCTGGCGGGGCTTCGTCGGCGGTGAATGCAGCTTCGAGATCACCGCGAAGGCTTATTTCCTTATCGTCGTCGGGCATGGTCTATCTCCTTTTATCGTTGAGTTCAGCGAAGGCGCGTGCAACGTCGTGAATTCGCGAAGGGTCAGACCCCTTGGTGAAAAAGTCAGCTCGCCGATTAGCAGCTTCCTTCCATTCACCCTTGAAGTCATCCGCTGCGGCGAGATTGTTCTTCTTCATGTACTCGCGATGCTGCGTGCGGCTGGCGAAGCGTGAGTCATTGGCGTCCTGGTACTGCCGGTCGTTCCACAGCACGCCAGTGTCACACGCGAGCGGGTGGGGGTCCACGAACTCATCCGCCGGGATGAGTTCGAGAGTGTCTGGGTGCTGAATCCAACGTCTGCGGCCCATTAGAAGACACCCCCCGCATCGCCAGTAGCTTTGATCTTGTTCAGAAGCTGCTGGCGAAGAGTGGTTGTGGCGACCCCGATCTTATGGGCTGGCTTCACGGCCGCGCCGGGCGACATTAGCATCATGGCCGAGCGGATACGGTCCAGCGCGTTGTCTTCCCGCTGTTGCCCGAACTGCGCCTTGCCCGCTGTGTACTCATTTTCCATTGGATTTCGCCTTAGGTTGAGCGGCCATCTTAGCCCGGCTGGCTTCGATCTGCGCTTGCGTCTTGATACGGGTAGACTCCACCGCTGCGGCCGTCTTGGCCCTCGTGGCCTGCACGTCGGCGTTGGTTTTGATCGCCACAGCCTGAACATCGGCCTGCGTCTTCTGCTGCTGAGCCGCGATATCGGCCTGCGTCTTGGCCGCGTCGGCCTGTGCTGCGTTCGCAGTCTTCTGCTGCTCCAATTGCACCATCGCCTGCGCCTTCTTCACCTCGGCCTCCGCTTTGACCATAGCAGGGTCAGGCGGGGGCGGCGGCGCGGGCTGTTTCAACTTCTCGTTCATCGCGGTGATGGCCTTGTCGAACACGCCTTCGATGGACTGCGCGCTGCGGAACGCGGCGACGCCCCACTGCAAGATCTGCATGAGGAACGGCCCCGCCCCCGGCTCCATCTGGACCAGCGGTACGATCTGGCTGATGAACTGGCCAGCGGCCCCGATGAATTCGGTCCTGCCCGCGCGCTCGGCGTTGTAGTCCGGAATGGCCAGCGTGTCGGCGAACACCTGGATGCGGTAGCACCGCGACCACTCGTCTTTCAGGATCTGCACGGCAGCTTGGGCGTACTCAGCATCCGGCGTAAGCTCGATCAGGCTATTCCGCATGATCGTCTCGGGTTGGAAGTGCTTGCTGATGATCTCCGCCTTAATCCGAAGGCCGTTTTGGATGAAATACGCCACTTCGCCTTGGAGGTACTGCAAGCGGACGGAGCTGTACTGGCTCTTGAGCTCCTGGGCACCGAGTGTTTCCCGAGGTGAGGTGACACCCCTCATGATGTCGGAGATACCGGTGAGCTCGTACAGTTCGATCTTGGCCTCGCCCTTCAATTCCCTCAGTTTGTCCAGCGCGTTGACGATCATTTCCAGCGGGAACCAGTCGACGACACCCTTCATGCCACCCTTTTCCGCGAACATGGCCCAGTTGTCCACTGGGATCATCTTGTTGGAGTTGCCGCTGAGGATCTGGGCTAGCTCGGGGTTGGACTTGTCGTAGACACCTGAGGCCTGGATGGCGTCCTCCAGCATACCGATGCGGTAGGTCAGGTTGTCCAGCCGACGGTACTGACTCTGCACCATCAGGTAGTCGGCCTTGGGAATGAAGTTGGAAGTCGTATGCGTGGCGAGCAGCGGCTTCGGGCACGGGAAGAACCCGTCTAATTCGAGTGGGTCTCCCTGCGTGTCGAGTTCATACTCGCAGGAACGGCTGACCCAGTGAACGGACTTACTGGTCTTGCACCAGATTTCGAAAACCTCCGTTTTCTCCACCCCCATGGAGTCCGGGGTGACCCTCTCCCCGTACTTGTTGGGCTCTTTCTTGGTCCAGGTTACGAGCTTGGAATGCACCTTGCCAAAGCGCGACTCGAACTCCTGCTTGGTCATCCACACGCGCCGACCGACCCACCAGACCTCGTCCCACGTGCGCGCGGGCGAGCAGATGAAGTCCTCCCAGTAGACGTAGTCGGTGATGACCCGCTCGTTGACGATCTGCTCGGCTGAGACAGCTTTCTTGATCTCCCTGCCTTTGGAGTCCATGACAGCGGGCTGTACTTCGTACGTCTCGATTTCAGGCTCGTAGCGGAGCCAGATCTGCCCAAGTCCGGGCAAGAGGCGGTCCTCTACCGTCGCGTAAAACGCGACGTTCATGTCACTTTCGGGCTTCTCGAAGCCCTGCCGGAGTAGCCGCTCCATCATCACGGCCGCAACCCGCGCTTCGTCGTCTTGGTAGTCGTCAAACTCCCGTTTGACAAGCGGCTTAGGCGGATTCGCGTACAGGCTGGCCTTGAGCACGCCCACGTTGGACCAGAATAGGTTGAATTGGTCGCCTCCTTGGCCGGAGCCGCCGAGGGAGGTGGAGTCTGTCTCGGCGAGGTACTTCTTGTTGACCTTACGCCCCCGCTCCCAGAACTTACGGAATTCCTTCTCCGCTACGGCGAGCTGTCGCTGCCACTTACCCGCGTCACGACGGTTACTGGATTCGGTCTGTTCGGCCACGGGCTTGCTCCCAAAGGTCATTCAGTGAAAATGGATAATGCTCGAAGGTTTTCTTTCCTAGCGAAATCCCCGACCCTGACTTCGTCAGAGGTCGGCTATGCGGAAATCTGGCGACCAGCGCCAGATATCGGAACATATCGGCGTAATGGCTCGACCAGTCGTGCACATCTTCGTTCGTGAAGGCTTTCTTCCCCTCGTCCCACGTGCGGTGATAGGCTTTGAGGGCAAGAATGAGTTCGTCAGTGTTCGGGGTGTTGAAAGTGATGTACTTGAAGACGAACCTCGCCGCGTTAATGCCGTCGAGTTTGTCGAGATTCGGTACGATGTTCGGACGAATGCCTGCATCCAGGAACTGCTCCACCCCGGAGCGGTGAGTTGACCACGTTTTCGCCTTGGCGTCATGGGGAAGCCAGACAGTACCACGAGTACACTCGTGGAGGGCACAGATTTCTTCAATCTTGGCAAGCCAGTAGCTGGTCCCAGTCATGGACTCGGACATGGCGTGGACGATATTTACCCTGTCGGGGTACTCTTGGAACGCACCGAGGGCAGTATCGTCCCTACGCCCAACGTCGAATACGAAGTGCAGCGGCAGGTCGGGGTCGGCAGGGAATGGGCCTATGTTGGCGTGCGGAACCTCGCGGGCGTAGAACGCTCCCCTCGTGGCAGCGTCGAAGGAGCATTCCATTTCTTGCTCATACTCCTCGGGGAGCATGATGCGTTTCATTTCATCGAGTTCCTCCTGTGGGATGAGGAAGGTCTTGGAGACGGGCCAGACTTCGGTGTACCAGCGCGAGGGGTCCTTCTGGGCGTGTCTCATCAGATCGGCAAAGTGATTCGGACCGTTGGGGGTCCCAATGAATGTCGCCCACCCGCGCCGGTCAATCAGGGTGGGTAGAATCACTTCGGACCACACGCTTGGCTTCATCTGCCCATACTCGTCCAGATCCACGCCATCGAAGTACTGTCCTCGGAATGCGTCGGGGTTATCGGCCCCATAGAGGGTGTACTTACAGTCATTGTAGAAGGTGACAGATAATTCTGCTTCGGATGGGGGCTTCTTCAACATCCCCTGTGTGTACCTCTTGAGATAATCCCACGCAATCTGCCGGGCCTGATTCAGATAGGGGGCGACATACGCGAATCGGCCTGGGTCGGCTGACGGCCGCTGCTCGTCCACAGAGTGTACGACCGTTGGGGGCTCGAAGTAGAGGATGCGGTTGATTGTGTCATTTATCTTCGCGACTGTTTTCCCCGCCCGCCTGTGACACACCATTATGCTCCAGCGCTGCTTCCTGGCGTGGAAGTTCTTGAAAATCTCCCGAGGGGAGTATAGATGCTCGATAATTCGGGGCATGGAGGGCGTGCCTCACTATAATCTCTTGTGGGCCATCTAGTTCGGTCGTGGAGGAACTGGGGAGCAGCCTGCCATAGAGCTTAAAGAAATCGGTGGGGTTCTGATCTCCCCAGGAGGCGAGCCTGGGGACGCCTCCGATCATCTCAAATGAGTGCTGGAAGGCTGCGATGATATCTGCACGGGTGAGCCCCTGTTTGCTTCGACGGATACGCCCCGTGGGAGCGTACAGGGGGCCCTCATCGTTCGCTAGAGCGTGCATTGT